TATGCGCATCAAAGTCAAAACAGGATGGAGCGAAATAGCGACGGTTTGGATTTCGGTCGTAGGTCAGGCCGGAATTGGTAAGACCCCAAGTATTGATAGTATTATATTCCCGTTACTTAAGCAAAACAGCAGGGAGGTTAAGCGGTACATTAAAGCCCTGAAAAAGTTTGAGGAATACAGCAAACTAACCAAAGATGAAAAGCAATACACCGAAGAGGCCAAAGAGCCTATTAAATCCCAATTCATTGCAAACGACATCACTTTGGAAGCACTTGTAGAATTGCATGGTGAATCAAAGGTATCGGTTGGCGTGTTTAAGGATGAACTAAATGGGTGGTTTAAGGATATGAATAAATACAGGGCGGGTTCTGATTTGGAATTTTGGTTAAGTACATGGAGCGGTAAGTCGGTGGCGTTTAACCGAAAAATGGCAAAGTCCGCTTTTGTGGATTTGCCCATCATCCCTGTGCTGGGTGGAATACAGCCCGGTGTATTGGCATCCATGTACACCGAAGAAAATAAGGAAAACGGATTTGTAGATAGGATGCTGCTCACGTTCCCTGAGTTACGGGTTGATGAATACAATGAGAACGAAATTGATCCCGTAATTGTCCATTGGTACGAGGAGGCAATAGTGTCGATGTATGAAACCGTCCGCAATGAGATGGTAGAATTCGATTTGGACGGCGAAGTTGTCCCGATGCTTTGTAATTGGTCACAGGAGGCCAAACGGGAATGGGTACGGATATTTAACAAAATAACCCATCAACAGAACAGCGACGAGATAAATGAATACGCTAAAAGCGGACTACCAAAGATGAAATCTTATATACCACGTTTTTCTCTTTTATTGCACTTCCTGAATGCATCGGTTACTGAAACGGATGTAAATATCAGGGAGGTATCAAAACAAGCCGTTTTAGGCGCTGAAAGGTTAGCGGAGTACTTCACGTCCATGTCACGAAAGATAAGGTCAACAAGCAGAGATGAGGCGCAAATAAAAGAGGTATCGAAGAGTAATCAAGGGCGGACTCCATTTGAAATATTTGAGGCTATGTACAGGAAAAATCCGAAGATAAAAACGGCTTCTGTAGCCTCACAACTTGAGGTAAGCCGTCAAACGGTTTACAATTGGAAAAAAGAACTTGACAAAATGTAAAAATGTAAAATTTGTCAAAAGTGTCAAACGCAGTAATATGTAAATCGTTGATAATCAGTCATGTAATTTGTAAAGTGTAAAGTTGACAAATTAGAAATGAAAATAAAATGAATAAAAAAAATGTCAAAAAAATAAAAAATGTAAAATTTGTCAAAATTTGACACTTTTCGCCCGAAACGCCTATAAACAGGGCATTCTTGTTGTCAAATTTTTGTCAAATTTGTCAAAAAAGTGTAAAGTTATAAAAAAACGTAATATGAGTATCGAATTGAATAAAATATACAACGAAAACTGCCTTGAAACAATGGCAAGAATGCCTGATAATTTTTTGGACTTAACGGTTACTTCGCCACCGTATAATTTAGGAGTGAAGCACCATACTGGAAATAACGTTTTTGATGCCTATGATGAATACATTGACGATATGCCAGAAGAAGAATACCAAGCAGAACAAATAAAGGTGCTAAATGAGATTTATAGGGTAACAAAACAAGGTGGAAGTTTGATGTATAACCATAAAAACAGGATTAAAAATGGAATACAAATAACGCCTTACGAATGGCTTTTAAAAACTGAATGGACTTTGAAGCAAGAGGTAGTATGGTTTAATCGCTCACAAAACTTTGATAAGTGCCGATTTTATCCAATGACTGAAAGAATTTACTGGGTATCAAAAGGCGAAAATACGAATTTTACAAATGCGATTAATCAACATGATTTGATAAAAGATAAAGCCGAAGGAACAGATAAAGAACACAAAAGGGCTTTCCCTGTAAAATTAGCTCAAAGGTTTATTATTTGCTTTCCAGACGCTGAATTGATATTTGACCCTTACATGGGCAGCGGAACAACCGCAATAGCAGCTATAAAAGAAAACAGGAACTATTTAGGCGCTGAACTTTCAAAGAAGTATTATGAAACTGCTAACAAACGAATCAAAACAGAACTATTACAAACTAAACTATTTTAACCAATGAGTATAAACCTAATCACACAAGCAGAATTCGAAGCTATCTATAATGAGCGCAGACGGCAACAAATGCCGGTCGGATTCTTCAAGAAATCATGGCCTCTCATGACTACAAAAGTCATTAAGAAAAGACAGGATATTTACAAAGCAGATGAAAACGGAGTACCTACATTGGTGGAACGCATACCGGGCGTATCAAAGAAGGCATTTAATACCAATAACTTCAACGCCTTATGTCAGGCGGTTTGGAAGTATTACACCGGCACTAAGCTAATGCGGATAAGTTCAGAGGGGCGTTACAGGGTAGGGATTGGGTACATCAAAAGTCCGAACAAAGGTTTTGCTGACCTGCATGGGATGTATAAGGGGCGGGCCGTTTACATTGAAACTAAGCAACGGAATGAGAAGCACCTAAAGAGCCAACAGGACTTCATGCAATGGGTTCGTGACGGTGGCGGGATATACCACACCGTCCGATCATTCGAGGATATGTATTTGGTTACGCAAAATATTTTGAAAGAATTCTCAAAATAAATTTGTTCGTTTGAATATACGATGTATATTTGTGTAAGATTTAAAAACAATAAGAAAATGAAAATTCAAACAACAATCGGATTTGGTAAAGTAACAATCACAGAACCAATGATTGAAGATGTTTACCAAATTGAAAAAAACGAAGAAAGCAATCAGTTTTATATATGGTCAGAAAACGGATATAATACAAGCGGCATTGTAGAGTATGCAGACCTTGATAAAGCTATTCAACAAGTCAGAAAAATAATTAAAAATTACTTCATTGACAGAGGCGAAGAAACACCTAAAGGCTTCTAATGTGAAGACTTTTATTATAGTAATTATTAAACAATTTTAAATGAAAAAATATACAATATCAACCATGTACAGAGGGCAACAAATCACAAAAATGGTCTGTGCCAAAAATGCAAAAACCGCGGCTGATTTATTGGGTGTTAATACCTATTATATAAATACATATGGTTTTAAAAGCAAGATAGACAATCCTTTTGATGGTGTTATTGCTTATTTTGATAGTGGCCTTTTATTCAGAGAAGAAAAAAGTTTAATAAGAGTTGAAATGCCATTAGAAAGATTGATTGCGATAATTGACAGCCATCAAGATAAATCATATGCACAATTTAAAAAACAAATTGGTATATAACCACCATTCCAATCAAATTGATAACGGTAAAAAGTAAGATATGAAAATTAAAAACTTAGGATATGGACATTGGGCATATAAAGGCTTTGATGTTTATTACGCAAATCACCCGCAACTTTACGGCAGGCACGAAATTTTTAATGGGGATAAGTTTATCTCAAGAGCTTGCAACTTAAAAGAAACAAAAGATATTATCAATAGAACAATCAAATCAAAGACACTAATTAGAAAGGAGATTTTAGTTGAAGTTAAAGTTGGTGATGTCATCAAAGCCCCTAATACTATTTTCCGTAATGATTTAACATTATATGTTTGTCACGTTGAGGTGGATTTAATTTATATTTCTGACAAAATAAATACCCCAAAGCATGAATGTGAAGTTTCACTTGTTCAAGATTGCTATTTAGTATAACACCCGATGCAATACCTTATAACAACAAACGTACAACGGCCATTCCTAACAAATTGGTTTGATGCCGAGAAGGATTTTAACCCCGATGTTGAAATGGTCGTATATGACCTGATTCGTTTTGTCTATACCACAGACGGGCATACTTGGGAGCCGATTAATATTGACCATCTGTAAACTACTAACCCATGCCCATCCAATCAATAATCCGCAAGGCCATAACAGACCATAAAAATAAAACAATAATCACATGAAACTCCTCCTCACAATCCTGCTGCTACTTTTCGCAGCCGTTCCGGTTATCGAACATAACGAAAAGAAGATGAAACGAAAGTATTATCTTGCAATCAATTACCTAATCTATATCGCAATGGTATTAGATTTGATTTGTATTATTTGGATTTATTAATTACCTTTGCCAAATCCATTTTCAATTGTTGTTTTATCATTTTCTAAGCAGGCCCCTTTTTAGGGGCTTGTTTGGTTTAAATAAATATTGTGTATATTTGCGTTAACTATGTCAAGAGCAAAGATTGACCATATCAAAGACCTGATGCGGGACGGCATTGTCAATAGGAATGCAGCCATGGCAAAATTTGGCGAAAAGTGGCAAAACACCAAGAATAGGACATTCGATAGGCATTGGAGTACCGCTAAGGATGAATTTAACGACGAATTAAGGGCAAATGAGGCTATTCGTGAACAAACCCGCACAGAAACATTGCAGGGCGAAATTGCGGCTAATATTGCGACAGAATCTGAATTGGATTTGGTACTTTCTAAGATAGCAATGGGCGGGTGTAGAGTTCAGGAGTTTATCAAAGGTGAAGCAATTATCAGAGATGTAACGCCAACCGAAATAATCATGGCAGCGGATAAGCTATACAAGCGTAAGGGTTCGTATTCACCCACCAAAATAGCCAACACCGACAGCGAAGGCAAAGACATAGCACAACTTAACATCATAGCCCCCGTTGGCTTAAAACTTGAGTTTCCAAATAATACGGATGGAGCAACTACATAGCCCATTTGTTAAACAACCCGATCCGCTTTATTACGCAAATCTATTTGCCCCAGAGCGAATAGTAATTAATCAAGGCGGTACATCATCAGGTAAATCGTATTGCATTATGCAGGTACTTGTAACCATTGCAATGGCAGCCCCTAACTATGTCATTACGGTGGTTAGTAATACGGTTCCGAAATTAAAAGAAGATACCATGCGTATCATGGCCGAACTTGTGGCGAATAATCCATTGGTTAAACGAAGCGTTAAGGACTTCAACAAATCGGACCGCGTCTATACATTCAAGAACGGCACAATCATTGAGTTTAAATCATTTGAGAACGCTGAACAAGCCAAAGGAGGTAAACGCCATATCTTGTACTTAAATGAGGCTACAAGGGTGGACTATATGCTTTTCTTTGAGGCCAACATGAGGACGTATGTAAGGACGTATTTAGATTATAACCCTTCATTTCGGTTTTGGGTGCATGAAAGGATAATTGAGAACAAAACTGAATATCCATCTGTTAAGGTCATCAGGTCATGGCACGTTCATAATTCATACTTACCACAGGACATTAGGGATTCAATTGAGCGCATACAAGACCCTGAATTATGGAAGGTTTATGCCAGAGGCTTAACGGGCCGTTTGTCGGGTGCGGTTTATCATTTCGGGGTAGTGGATTCGGTTAAGATGGAGGACGTATCTAATGTCATTTGGGGCTGTGACTTTGGATACACCAATGACCCGACTGCATTAGTTAAGGTTTATGTAATGAAGCCGGGCGGTGAGTGGGATTACATCGTACATGAATGCGCCTACATTACGGGGTTAAGCCCGGCAGCTATTCAGGAACACGCAACAGAGAACGGCTACAAGTCGGGGCAGGTGATGTATTGCGACCATGACAAAGAATATGTGCTTCAGCTCAGGCGGTTAAAGGTGTCCGCTGTAATGGCCGAAAAGAAAGAAATAATGCCCGGCATTCTGCACGTTAAACAAAAGCGCATCGCTTACACAAGGTCCTCGAAGAACATAGCTGAAGAGGAAAAGAAATACCGATTTATCGAAGTTGATGGGCAACCGACAAACAAACCAATGGATGCATTTAACCATGCTATGGATGCGATTAGATATGCTATATTTTCATACAGAAATAGAAAATGATGTATATTTGCATTATGAAACAACTTTTACCTATTATCGCCATCTTCGCCATATCATGCACAAGAGGCGAAAAGTACACCTGCAAGAATGTTAAGGATGGACAGGTTATCACCGAGCAAAAGCGGTTCAATGCCTCTGAATTGGCCCAATACAATCAAACTCCTATATTTTGGAAGATAGATACAGATTTGAACCGTATAATGATTTACCCCGAATGCAAATAAGTACTGCAAGGTCTTTGTTTTATGAGCAATATGCCCGTGATAAGGTATGGGCAAAGTTGCATGAGTTTGAGCAGTCAGGCATTGGTAATGAATGTGAGGTATTATTGGTATGCAATGATAAGGTTAAACATTGGGCGCTTACAACATATTCGGATGTTTACCAAATAAAATATTCGGACAACGGACACTTCATGAAAATAACATTTATAAAAAATTTGCATAATTCAAAAAAGATTGTTTAATTTTACAGCGTGACTAATAGCGAATCTGCTGTATTGGATGAAATCCGGTGTAAGCAAACTATCACAGAAGGCAAATTAAAAGGCAAAGTATGTGATAAATTGCTTATGAAAGGCAAGTTTACTAAAGGTACTAAAATTAGTATAAGGTGTAAGTCCTGCAAGGGTTACACAAACAAAACATACTGATAAAAACAAGGCTCAGTAATTAGAAGCCAATAACCATTTAAAAGAGTGGATATTGGCTAATTTTTTTTCAAATCTGTTCAAAAAGAAAGACGCTGTTAAGCAGCAAAATAGGGTCATTGATATATCAAAGCCTTATGAATTCTTTTGGCTAAACGGGGCTATCAAATGGGAGAAATCAGGCACACCAGATGGAGTGCTAAAGGCATTGAAGGAATGCCCTGTTGTATCTACAATAATCAATAATGAAGTTGAGGCGTTTGGTAATGGCTTGACTCAGATAGTCAATCCCGAATCAGGAAAGGCCGTGCGCGGTGCGTATGCTGAAATAGAAAGCATCATCAAGAAACCAAACACGCTACAAACACAGGCGCAATTCGAGGCCCAAGTCGTAGGTTATACCCGGGCTTATGGGTATTGCCCTGTTATCTTCAAAGGGCCGATTGGATTCCCACCGACTGAGATGTGGGTACTTCCGCCTCAGTTTTGCGATATAGTCATTGATGACCGAAAGAATCCGTATAACGTCAAAAAGAACAGCGATTGGATTGATAGGTTCACGTTTAAATACGGGCAATTTGATACCATTATCAATCCTGATAAGGTCTATTTCTTCACGGCCAATACATTACCGACTGATAACTTTTATTTGCCTGAATCACCATTAGGGCCACTAAGCAAGCCAATATCAATTCTAATTTCGTACTACAATGCGGAAAACGAAATGATGACGCATAGAGGCCCGAGAGGTATATTGGCAAACACCGCAGCGGGTGAACTTGACAGGGAGCCAATGAGTACTGAGGCAAGAGATGAGATACAACGCGATTTTAAAAATGCGTATGGATTCCAGCCCGATCAAAGCCAAATAATCATAACAGATGCAGCCCTTCAATGGCAGTCCATGTCATTCAATGCAACTGAATTAGGGCTAAATGAAACCTATAAACGTGCCACGTTTGACATCGCAACGGGATTAGGTTATCCGAAAGACTTGTTGCAACTTGAAGGAAGTACCTTCAACAATCAAAACACCGCGTGGAAGTCATTGTATCAAGATACGGTTATCCCTATGGCAGAATCGTATTGTATGCAGTTGATGGAGTTGCTAAGAGTGGATGTATCGAAGGTCCTGATTAAGAAAACCTATGACCATTTAGAAGTCATGCAAGAAAGCAATGAGGAGAAGGGTAAGGGAAT